GTGACCGAGGCCCCTTCCGTTTTCGTTTTTCGAGGGGGGGCTATTCGTCTTTGCCAGGCCAGCCCGGCCGGCGTCAGCTTTCCGGTCGACCGATCGTGAAAGCTGTTGTGCGCCTGCTGGCTGACCGAGATCAGATTCCACTCGGCCCATTGCAGCTCCGGATAATCCTCGACCGGGTAGACATGGTGCACCGTCGTTGCCTCGACGCGCCGGCCGTACCGCATCGCCTCACGGCACAGGCCTTTGTCCCGGCGAAGGACGCGCGCCCGAAGCGCCAGCCATCGCTTGCTCTTGTAATCCATCGGCAAAAAAGAAAAGCGCCGTGACCCTGAACGGATCGCGGCGCATCTGCCAGCCGGCTATCACCTCGACTGCATAACAAAAGCGCCAAACGATCCGACCATCATGGTCAAATCATTTGGCGCTGGCACTAGCACGTTGGCTTTGGCTCTGGCTCGTATTCACGTTTACGACTGTCGCTTTCCTGCAATGCTTGCAGTAAAGCGGGAAGTCGATCAGCCTGGATGTCGGCAGCACTCGCTGCTGCGTTGGCCTGCCGCACAGTGGGCAGATCAGTTTATCATCCGCTGACACCAACAGTATATCACGCGCAATTCTGTTTTGCAAGACTTTTATCCACCCTTCCCGTTATTTATTGATTGTTTCGAGCCGAAAATGTTTATCCCGGTTTGATTTTTGACCCAGCCGAACGTATATCCAAAGTCCCCATATCGGTTGTCCTTACGCTCAGCTGACAACTGCACAACATTGTCCGGCGGCTCATAATGCTCTCCTGGTTCCAGTGTTCTTTCTAATATGACGGGCTGCTGCAGCCCCTTCGATGGTGTGTACATGCGAGCCTGCCATCTGGCCCTGCCAGTCTTGCGCGGCTCCTTTGTCATGTACATTGCAACCTTATGATAGCAGTCGATCTCATAATGTCCCGGCCCTTTGTATGGACCGAACATCTCAATATACTCGGACAGCAGCAGAGCCGGGCTGCCGCGGATTGGCCGCAAGCCGAACTGGCGGATCGTCTCGATATCCATGCTACCGTATCGCCACAGCTCGCGGATCAGTTCCGCATTGCCGCCGTCAGCAGGCAGGATCATGTGATGATGGATACGTTTGTCGCCGTGCTCGCCCTCTATGACATACACATAATCATAGGGTAAACCGCGCGTTTTACGTGCTGGCCGGTATCGCGCGAAGAACGCGCGCAGTCGGCGAGCGGCGATATCATAGTTCGGCGGCAGGAAGTCGTCCGCGTATGTCGTGGTGACGAACAGATCGTCCAGCGTAAAGTTTGCCTCGATCAGATGCTCCAGCTTCTGCACGGATGACTTATCATTTAGATACTGCTGATACGGTGCAGTCTCATCCGAGCGCCCAGACCTTCGTCCGGCCTGTGGACGGATTGCAGCGCTGTCGATAGCGCGATAGCACGGGCCAGCATAGATTTCTTTGATTGTGCGTGAGAATGGGATAGGATCACCTCCTGGTTCTTTTGGCGGGCTCGCCGTGTGAGGGATGCACGGCGAGCCCATATCATGACCGGTCAGATCCCCGCGGCAGCAGCCATGGCATGCAGCTGCCGCCATAGTCCATGTAAACTAATTGACCGGATGATACTGGATCCATCAGTGCCTGCGCTTACGCGGCCGCGCCGGCTTGTCGTAGTGCGTCGGCAGAATGAACTCGTTTCGAAGGTCGAACGGGACAAAGGCGTCGCCGCAGGCGATCCGGAGTACAGAGTCGATCCGCTCCTTGTGGAAGTCCGCCTCGTCGCTGCCGTTCCATGCGGCCCGATGCGCATTATCAAGTTCTGCGACCTTGGCCGCAAGCCGCCGCATTCGCTCGGGGCCGAAGCCGAACTCGAGCGCCAGCGCACACAGAATCAGATCCGCACCCTTCTGTACACCGGCGTCAAACGCATTTGCCATGCCGTTGCGCCTGACCTCATCCATGCGCGTCATAAAATCAGCCATCGTCTGCACCTCCGGACTGCATCTCTCCCAGCATCGTATCGCCCACAACGCAGATCTTTCTGCACGCGCTGCGAATGCTTTTAACAACAAGCACACCCACCACGATCCACTCGATCAGCGCCGCCAGTGTCAGAATCTCAATAATCATGCCGTTCCTCCTTTACCGTCCGGGCAGCGCCAGCCTCGGCGGCCAGAGCTGCCTGCCATACCGCATCCACAGATCTGCCGCCTCATTGCGCTGGATGCCGAGCGCCATGAGCCGCTTGATGTACCGTCGTCTCATTTTTTCTGTTTCCTCCTGTAATAGCTTCGCCGCGCGGCCTCCCGTGATTGCTCCCGGTGCAGTCTCGCCCAACGACCGGAAACGGACAGCTCAGGCCACGCTTCCGCCGGTGAGATCTCCACGCATTCGTCCGGTCGGATGATCACGCGCTTTCCGGCGCGCTGGAGGACATAAAAGTATCTGCTGCTGTACGGGTCGTTCAGCCTGTCCGCCACAACGATCTCACCAACTGCGGGAGCCAGATGCGGGTAGATGGGAATGTGCCGCTTGATGCGGATCACGACGCGCTTTGTATCGTCACCCATCATGCGGAACCCCGAAGCGATCCAAGGTAAACAGAAGTGCGTTTGTCTCATCACGAAAAGCAATGCTCTCCGGGTCAACTCGTTTGACGCAGTCAGAAAACTCAACAATTCCGACAACTTGGATTTGATCGCCGCAGATGCGGCGCTCCCAGCAATGGAAATATCCATTCCTTTGGCCGACTGTACAAGACCTGCTCTTCCACTCGACTGCGAATCTTGCGTCGCCCATGGACGCCGCCTTTGCGGCCCGCTTACTCATCATACTCGATCACTCCATCGCGGACGCGCTTGACGTGTCGGTACCGGATAACAGCATTGGATAGACTGGAGATCAACGAATACTGGGCAACACACGCTGCCGCGCAGTCCTGCAGCGAAAATGCTATTCGCGCGTAATGATATGTGATCCCTTTTGATTCGGCGATCGCAGCCGCCTCGTTGCGGGATAGTCTCAGCCGTCCCATGCATAGCTTGATAAACCGTTTACGTGTCATCGAGATTCTCCTTTCAGCCCGTAGCTGCAAAAATCATATGGCTCTACCGCGTGGACACGTTCCAGCCCGTCACGGGTGAACACAGCCTGAACACAGTAAGCGCAGTAGCGACAGTAAATCACCGGCGCAACGTCAGCGGCAGGCAGATTGGCGATCGCGTCAATGGCCTCCTCATACGCTGGCTGTAGCCTTGTACCTATTGTGCGCATACCAACGCGTACAAAAATTGCCGCTATCGCCGCTTCGCGACCGACGTATTCGTCGGCCTTTCGCTCGCTCACCCCCATTTCACCTCCTAAACTCTCAAAATGGAATTTTCAGCAGGAGCTTTCGCATCAGCTTCATTCGCCTCTTCCATGCTCAAGAATACGCACTTCCCGATCTGATCCACAGAAATACCGATATCCACAAATTCCCCCGGAACAATGATGCTTGTTGATATCCTCGTAATCTTATGCGGCTGTATACCAATGCAATCTCGCGCGCTATTTTTGTACGTTTTGAACCATACCGTGTCCCCTTGCTTGCACGGCAGCACGACGCACCGCCCGCCCTTGTCTGCCTCGACAAGCTCGCGAAGGCGAGCAACCGGCACGCCGTCAAATTCCTCGATTTCCACAAGCGCTTTCCCGCCCACAGCCAGCCGTAGTGCCGCGTTGTCCGCGACAAGCCGTCTGATTGACGTCTCCGCTTCACGAATAATCGCGCAGCCATGAATGTCGCAGTTATGCTCGAAGCCGCAGCCCAAACAGGCAAGGCTGCCCGTCTCGACCGCAAGTGCGTCCAGCGCACGCAAAACCTCATCCGTCGTCATGTAGTAACCTCCAATTCTAACAGTTTTCGCCGCACAAACGGCATGAGCAGAATAATACTTGCACTCATGTGGAACATCGTCGGCGCACTCTCACACCGATCCAGCATATAGGCAAACACTTCCGAGTAACGCCGCCTCTGCAGCTCGTCGCCAAGGGATCCTCTCGCCGCGAAGAGATCTGTGCCCTCCGCATAGTCGGCGATCTCGTTGATGATTTCCCGCCCGCGGGCAGTCGGGATATAATCCGGTTCGGAGATTTCTGTTTCCAGCAGCTCGACCATAAGATCGGCCATGTCGTTTCGATCTTTTATCATGCGTCGTCCTCCTCCGGCAGCCGCACCCAAGTAGTGCAGACTGAATCAATTTGTGCGCCACCGGCCCGGAAATGCCACACACCCAATACGGCGTCATAGACTGCGTCGGAATGCAGCACAGGGCCGCCGCAGTCAAAGCTGCACCAGTAGTGGCCGGATGCAGGCGGCTCTCCGGTGCGCCACTTCGGCGGCTGGTCGGATTCAAGCGTTTCCGACAGCGGAACGACCGGCCACGGCTGGTCGATGTTGCCGACGATATAATCCGCGGAGCACTGCAGCTGCTTGGATACCTTGGCCACGTCGACAAAGCGGGGTTCCAGATCGTTGCGGTAAAAACCGCGATGGTCAAGATCTCTCCCTGCCGCCCAGCTGCGCAGTTCCTTGACCGACACCGAAGAATAGGATGAGATATCGATTTTCGTTTTGTCCGACAGCCCGGCGGCATCGGCGGCAGCAAGCCAGCGCTTCGCCTCCGCAATAAACGCCTGTTTGACCTTATCCGCGGCCTTTTTGGCTGCTGCTTCTTCCTTGTCTTTTCTCTGCTGGTTGGCGGCAGTGCGGGCCGCTTTCGCACGGCTGCACATACTGTCGCAGGCGTTGTATCCGCCAGCCGTTCGACCATTGCGGCAGGTCCAGCAGCATTTTGAGCCTTGGCACATATCGTAGTAATTGCCCAAATCGTGCCGCAGGAATGCGTCTCCGCGAGCAGACGGGCAGGTAAGGCCATCGCCGGCCGGGCACACACCACAGGGCAGCCACTTCGCCCCGGCTTTTGCGCACTCTCCAATTCTTTGGACAACTGCGGATGCCGGAAGATCGTCCTTGCTCATGCGAGGGAACAGGCCTGCCAGCCGGTCCTGCAGCCCGCCGTCGAGCCGGCTCAGCTCCAGCGCCTGCGCATCGTTGAGCGTTCCCTTGCGCCACATATCGAGCAGCGGCTCCCGGAGGTTTGTCTGGATGGCATGCAGATTCGCCAGCTTCGTCCGGCTGATCTTGCAGGCCTGCGCGACGTGATCGCGCATCCGGCCGGGAAACTCCACGCCCTGCTCCTTGAGTTGATACAAAAGTTCCTCCACGCGGGCGGCCTGTTGGGCCAGCTCCGGCGAAGACAAGACGCGCGATGTGGCGTTTGCCCAGATCAACTCCAGCTCCTCCATTTCCGCGCTCTGCGGGCTGCGGATGAAACAGGGAACCATGCGCAGATCCTTGCGCCCCTCCTTGACCAGCTGCCGCACCGCTTCGCATCGGCGATGCCCGGAGATAATGCGGTATTTATCGCCGTCCGCCTTGCAGACGCTCGGCGGGTCGAGAATGCCGGAAATCTCGATGCTGCTCTTGAGATCGTCAAGATCCTTTTTGCCGACCTTGTAAAAGTTTTTTTCGTTGGCCTGCAGCTGGTCAATGTCAATCATTGTGACCGTTCGGTCGGTGTCCGATTTGGACACGGCTGCGGCGTCTCCGAACAGCGAGGTGATATCAAAGCCCTTAGCCATCGATCAATCCCTCCTGCGACAGATACTCGCGGACAAAGCGGCGGTAATCAATGCCGGTCGCGGACTTGGGGGAGAAAACCGTAATCGGAGACCGGTCGAAGGTTGAGCCGTCAACCTTGCCGCTGCGGCGGATCACGCGCTGGAACACCGGCAGGCCCTGCACACTGCGCAGCTGCTGCTCTGCGGCGTCAACGCCGTCCGCCCGCGTCCGCATGGTGATGAGCGCACCGGCCAGCCGGAGCTTGGGATTGATGCGCTGCATGTTTTTGATCTGCGCGAGCAGGTTGTCCATGCCGAGCAGCGCGAAGGCGTCCAGCTTGATCGGGATGATGACTTCATCCGCCGCGCGGAGCGCACAGGCCGCCGCCGCGTTGAATGCCGGCGGGCAGTCGAAGATCACAAAATCATACGCCTTTTCTTTGCGAACCGTGTCAACCAGATCGGACAGCACCCGCGCGTGAATTCGCCCTTCGCCGGGCGCGGCCAGCAGCTGCGACGCATCGAGGGCCATCAGGGACGCATCCGCCGGAAGAATGTCGACGCCTGCGGACATGGCTGTCCAGGATATGTAACTCTCGTACCCTGGAAAGACCGGCTTGGTCAGCAGCTCCGGCAGAGTTCGGCACCCCTCTTCCGGGCCGACGAACCACGTCAGATTGCACTGGCTGTCACAGTCGACCAGCAGCACCTTTTTGCCGTGGTCACGCGCGAGGATCGCAGCCATGTTTGCGGCGGTGATTGTCTTGCCGACGCCGCCTTTCAGGTTCATAATACAAATTGCTTTCATGTTGTCCTCCGTTTTTCAAAATGGAATTTCCGAATCCGGGATATCGATAGGCCCCCACTCGCCCGGCTTCATGGACGCCTGCTGGTACCGCGGCTTCGCGGGCTGCGGCATGGAGCCATGCTGCGGCTGACTGGAGCTGCGGCGGAAGGTCTGCGTCTGGCCGTCGAAGTCCAGCTTGACGCCGATGTTGCTCTCGCCCTCCTTGTTCTTTGCCACGCGCAGCAGGCGGCGGCTGTTGGGCGAATCCTGATCTTCGCGGTACAGGAGCATGACCACGTCCGCGTCCTGCTCAATCTGGCCGGATGAGCGAAGCGACGACAGCGTCGGCGGCGGGATCTTGCCGCTTTTGCCGCGCTCCGGGCGCGACAGCTGCGACAGCGCGATGATGGGGATGCCGGTCTGCCTGCCAAGCTGCTGCAGGTCGCTGGAGATCTGCGAGACGTTTTCGTAGTCGCTGGCGTAGCGCGTCGACCGGACCGGCTTGATCTTCTGCAGGTAGTCGACCACGATCAGGTCAAAATGCCGCGACAGCGCCCAACTGCGAATGTCCTGCACGGTCATGCCGCTGGCCTCGATCAGTTGGAGCTTCGGCTCGGCGAGCTGCTTTCCAATGGCCGCCATCGTGTCCCAGTCGTTTGCGTTGAGCGCGTTCAGCTTGAGCTTTGCCAGCCCGATCTGCGCGACGGACGCAACTATGCGGTCATAAAGCTTGTCTTTGTCGGTCTCGTAGCTGAAAAAGCCGACTTTCTTTTTCCCGGCCATGCGAAAGGCCGTACTGAGGGCAAAGGTGGTCTTGCCGTCCGAGGGATAGCCGCCAATGACGACCATATCGCCCGGCCCTGCATAGATCGCGTCGTCCAGCTCCTGGATGCCCCAGCGCAGATACTCCTTTTTGACGTCCGGATCGTGCCGGGCGAAGAATTCCTGATACGCTTCGGCCATCGTCGCCGTCCGGACGCCGGGGCGGCTGACCATGATCGCGTTGGCCCGGTCAAGCAGCTGCGCGATATCATCCTCAGATTCCGCGCCGAGGATCTCGGACGCGAGATCCTTCAGGCTCATGAGCCGTGCCCGCTGCTTCAGGATCCGCACATACTCGCCCACATTGGCTGCCGTCGGCGTGACCTGCATCAGCTTGGACACAAGATCATACATGGCCGTGTTCTTCCCGCCGCCCGTGACCTCGGCCAGCACCGTGACCGCGTCGATCTTGCGGTTGTCGGCATACAGGTGCGTGATCGCGTCGAAGATCATGCGGTATGTCGGCTGCGTGATGTACTCCGGCCGGACCTCGGCCAGCACCGCGCCAACACAGCGGCTGTCGATCAGCATGGAGCCAAGCACGGACGCCTGCGCGTCCAGCAGGTTCTGCTGATCCAGCGCGGATCTGTCTACAGCCATCGCGTCCCCTCCGTGTCGACCGTGCGCGGAGGCGCGGCCGAAACCGGCTTCCGCTCCTCATCCGTCCAGCGCTGCTGGTTGAGATACGTCGAAGCGTGTGGGATGCCGATGCCCCTCTGCCACTCCTCGGACGCCATCTGCTGCACAAGGCAGACGGCAATGTGGTCGATCAGCGCGTCGTCCGGCTGGAGCTTATCCCAAGCCCGAATCGCGGCCTGCCGTCCCTCCCCGCGGGGATAGAATTTCCAGAAGCCCTCAAAACGTTCCGGCTTCCAGTCGGCGGTCGCCTTCGGCTCTGTTTTGCGCTTTTTAGGGCGCTGCCCCCCTTGGGGGGCTTTAGGGGGTTTATCTTGTATATTATCTAAATCATTATATATACCTCCACTTTTTTGCGGAGGGGGGGTGGACTTTTCGGTGGAGGGGGGTCTCCGCAATTCTGCGGAGGGGGGTACCGGCAAAGTCTGATAGATCCGCCGCATCGTGGCCCCCGTTTTGGGGTCGTTCGACAGCTGGATCACGATGTATCCGGCGTCCGCCAGCGCAGCTACCAGCCGGCTGACAGACTTCGCGTTCCACTTATGCCCCTCGGCCAGCTCCTGGTTGCTGGCATCGCAGTAGCCCTCCTTGCCGACGAAGTGCATGAGCGTCGTAATCTCGCCATAGAGCAGCTTCGCGTTCGCGCTCAGCGCGTCGTCATAGAGGACCGGGGCCGGGATATTCGCCCAGTACGCCCGCACCTGTTTTTCTGCCAAAATCATCACCTCCGCCCCTTGCATTTTTGGGGAAGTCATGGTAAGATATAGATGCTTTCATGTTGTTCGTTTCGGACGACAGTGACCGTGCAGCTGTTCCAGCAGCTGTGCGGTCATTTTTTTGCTTTCTGGAGCTTATTCTGATAGGCACGTGTCTCCCCGTCCTTCCGGATCGTATAGTTGTTGCAGGCTCGCTTGATGGAGCCAAAATAGCAGCCCTTTGTAAACTGCTCCGTCTGCTCGTCGTAGATGAACGTCGCGTGGTCGATCTTGCTGCGCGTACCCAGGACGATATACCGGCCCGGTGACACCTTGGACTGCAGCAGGATGTCATAACCGTCGAATTTATTGGGAACCATAAAAATACCTCAGATCATACTGTAGTTGGCCAAAACCGGGAGCACGACCGCGATGAACGCAAGCCCGCCCAGGATCAGCGCATTGTTGAATGCTCGGAACATGTCCATACCTCCTTCCTGCGAGATAGGACGGAACGCCTATCGCTGGCGGTATGTTACAGCCATTGCGTACTTGATGATGTCCTGCAGATCCTCCACGATCCGGTCATACTCCGGCCGCTCCTGCTCGTCGATCACGCCGTCTCTGGCAATGGCGATCAGACGCCGGTCCGTCTTGTTGTCTGCGAACGCATAGACCGCGTCCAGCAGCTGCAAGACTGCTTCCGGCAAAGCCAGATCTCCGGCGTCCGGGATCAGACGCTGCGCAATCTCACTGGTCTGCCGCAGGTGCTGGTAACACAGATACTGCGCGTCGTAGATCTCCGACATACGAACGACAGTGTCAGAATTGGGCACACGCTCGCCGGATTCATACTCGCGCAAACTGCGCACATTGATCGGGATCTTTGCTGCGGCGGCTTCCTGCGTCAATCCGCGGGATATCCGCGCCGCCCGGTAAATATTCTGCTGCATCCATACCTCCATCGGCAGCATTTCCGCCGCCATACACCCGGCACCGGGGCCGCCTCGGCCTTGCCCATGCCGGTCAAACTTGATACCATGTCACCATGGATATGCGATTGCCTCACGCACATCCTCGATTGGCACCGTCAAACACCGCAAAAGCCGCAGCGTCCTATCCATGTACCGTGTCGGCGAATCCATCAGCCGGTACAGCGTCGCCTGGCTGACCATCGCGTAGGTACAGGCCTGCTCGATCGATACATGCTGCGCGGCCATCTCGCCGCGGATCCGCATCCGGAGCAGATAGTCAGTGTTCCGGTCGACTTTAGCCTTTGCCATTGTCTGGCCCTCCCGAGCGCCAAACCACGCTGTCGCCATCATTCAAGTACTTGCAAATGTCGCGCTTAAATCTCTCACCGTAGCCGCCCTCGCAAACCGTGCGGTAAAAGACATTGATGATATAAGTCGCTGCGATTAGCAAGTCCAAGTAGCTGCCCTGCACATGAGCAATGCTGTTGGAAATGCCATCAATGCCGATCTCAACATGCAGCTTGCTCTTGTTGTCCTTGCCCATCTGGTGTGTCCTCCTCTCTGTACAAATCGTCGATCGTGCAGCTCAAAGCATTGGCCAGCAGCGGAAGCAATGCGGCCGCCGGATATCCGTCTCCACGCTCCCACTTGCCCACGGCCTGATAACTTACGCCCACGCGTGCAGCAAGTTCGTTTTGCGACAGGCCCGCACTCACACGTCTACGCCTTAAACCTCTCGTTGTGCTCACCTCCATTCGCAACCTTAGGTTGTATTTGCATTATAGCGCTACTTTTAGTTGCTGTCAAGAGGTTTTTTATTGCACGCTACAACTATTAGTTGTAATATTTTTATAGGTGATGCTTATGTTTTGTGATAACCTTCGCGCAGCGCGAAAAAAAGCCGGTTTCAGCCAGCGAGAAATCGCTGAAAAACTATTCGTCTCGGCACAAGCTGTAGGAAAGTGGGAGCGTGGAGACGCTACCCCTGGCCCGGATGCAATCATGCAGTTGGCGTCGATCCTGAATGTGTCGGCAGACGAGTTGCTGGATGTGCAAATAAAAAGGGGCCCTGCCGAGCTTCACGCTGACAAGGCCCAAAAGGCGTATGATATTATTCGTTCGCTTCCGGAAGACAGGCAGACTGAGGCTCTGCGGTATCTGGAGTATTTAGAGCAGCAAGGTAAGCAATGAGCCGGTCAAGATTTTCGTCGGATAGTTTATGTAAGCGCTCAAGCAGGTCTTCCATGGCTGTCCGTCCTTTCTTCCGGTGAGGGTGCTTTTATTTTAGAACACTCGTTCGAATTACGCAAGAGAAGAAATTAACAAAAAATTGCTCGATAAAATGGAGGGGTTGACATGAACCGCGTCTGGCGCAGGGCGCTGATGGTCGTCGTATGCTGCGCGCTTGCCGTTGCCGGCTGGATCGGCCTACTGAATCTGGCGGACACAATCTCCTCTGTCCGCTCCTACAAAGCCTCGCCCGCAGAGCTGCAGGCAGCCGCCGACGCGGCCGTTCTCCCTGCTCCAAATCCCGCGTTTTCCGGCAGCGGAGAATACACCGAGGCCGAGCAGTCCGAGGCCGCAGCTGCATATTATGGCAGCATCGGCGGCGATCCGCTCGATACCGAGCCGCTGGAACCGATCATCGGCAACTTCGTCTCCTTTATCCCCGGCACGCTCCCCGCGGATGTCCCGGAGATCTCCGGCGCATCTGATACGTTTATCGTCAATACGTCAACCGGCGTCTTCCATCGCGCAGGCTGCTACCACATCGATCAGATGAGCAGCGCCAACCGCACCACATTCACCGGCCCCCGCGCTGAAGCCGCCGCCCGCTATACGCCGTGTAAGGATTGCAATCCGTAGGAGGCTGTTATGGCTAAACGGAAATCCATCATCCCTGGTTTCAGTTGGAACCGAGCACTGGGCATCACATCTGCAAAGCAAAAGATTGCACGTGCAACCGGCATCCCAACCACGAAGCAGGGCCGAAAGCGCAAGCTGCAAAGCTCTCTGTGGACCGCAATCGCCTTCGGCGCTCTTGCCGCCACGGCATCCAAATCGCAAGCACCTACGCCGGAGGAAGCAGAGCGGTGCCAGGAAATTCGGAAGAGCGGACGCCGGACTCGCCGCAATATTTTAATTGGTGTCGCTGTTCTCTGCATTATCTTTTATATCGTTGTGAATTTGTTCCCCGGCTTGGTTAGCTGACCTTTTGTTTGGGGTTGCCCGTGCCGGTTGCCGAACACCGGCGCGGGCTTTTTGTTTGCGCAGGCGACTGGGAGCCGTCTGTGATTCCATCATGGTAAATACAGGATGGTTTTGTAAAGCCCTTGGAATGGGTTTTGCGCAAAAATTTTCCACCATGCGCGTGGTTTTTACATATGGAGGGATGGTTTTTGTCGGGAAATTTGTGGGAAACGTGTCGAAAAGCAAAGGATACGATGCAGCCGCGAAAAACGAATCAGGATATCGCCGATGAATCAGGGCTGTCCGTCAACGCCGTCGGACAGTTTCTGCGCGGCGAAACAAAAAGCCCGTCCGTCGATACGGCCGGGCCGATCTGTGCGGCACTCGGCGTATCCATGGATGAGCATTTCGGGGTGGAGGCTCCAGCGGAGGACGATACATCAGAGGTCGAGCGCCTGCGGCTCCAGCTGGAGAATGCAGAGCGCGTGAACGCGATCTATGAAAAGGGTCTCAAGCGCAAGAATGTGCAGTTCTGGGTATTATCGGCCATTGTCCTGATTGTGCTGCTTGCCCTGCTGGTCGACCTGTGCAATCCGAATGTCGGCTGGATCCGCGCAGCCTTTACGTCGCATATGGAGGTGTGGCCCGCTTGAAAACACCAAAGCCCCGCAAGCTGAAATCCGGCAGCTACTTCATCCAGCTGCGCCTCGGCGGGGAAAGTATCTCCATCACGAGGCCTTCGGCGCGCGAGTGTACGCAGGCTGCCATGGAGATCAAAGCCGCGCATCTGGCCGGCCGCAAGATTGTTTCAAAATCCGAAATGACCGTCGGGCAGCTCGTGGACGCATACATCAAGAGCCGCCCGGTAAAGACCTCCCCTGCCACTCTGCGCGGATACAAGACCTACCGCAAAAATCGCTTCACCTCGATCATGGACAAGCGGCCGCAGCAGATCAAGGACTGGCAGGCTGTCGTCGACGAGGAAGCGCAGCTCGTCAGCGCCAAGACGCTCAAAAACGCCTGGGGCTTGGTGACTGCTTCGTTGCGGCGTGCAAAGCTCGCCGTGCCGGAAGACATCGTGATCCCGCAGATTATCAAGAAGCCAATTCCCTTTTTGCGCTACAATGAGATCCTTCCGTTGCTCAAAGTGGTCAAAGACCGTCCGGAAGAGTTTGCTGTCCTTCTGGGGCTGCACTCGCTCCGACTGTCTGAAATGTTTGCAATACGGCCACAGGACATCGACCTGCGAACCAGAATGATCCACGTTTCCGGTGCGGTCGTTCGTGGGCCGGACGGCTGGGTCCACAAAGCCGAAAACAAAAACGAGGGGAGCCAGCGCAATGTCCCGATCATGGTCGACCGTCTTGTCGAGTTGGCCGAAGGCCTGACCGGCGAAACAGCGGTCAAGGTAAAGTCCTCCTACTTTTTAGAGCACCTGCATATGGACTGTGTGGAGGCCGGTGTGACGGACGTCACGATTCACGGTCTGCGGCATTCCTTCGCGTCACTATGCCACCACGCAGGCATTAGCGAGCTGCAGTGCATGAAATGGGGTGGATGGTCTGACCAGCAGACGATGCACAAGATTTACATGCACATTGCAGAGGCAGATGAGACCGATGACCTAAAGAAAATGCGCAGCCTGTTCCGCGAGGAAGAGACTGCACAGGAGGATTCGCCCCATTAGCATACGTATTAGCGAAAAGGTTTATAAAATTTGATAAGGTCTTATTTTTCGCTATAAAATGTCCTCAAACTGATTCTGACATTATCTGATAAAATCTCAGGAAAGTACTGAGAAACAAAGAAAAAACCCGTAGTTTATACAACTACGGGTTTTTCTTTGTTTGGTGCGCGAGGCGGGACTTGAACGCGCCATTTATGACGCAAACGCACTGAAATAAAAGCATATTTTTCTTTTGTTAGCGATATCATTAGCATTCGTGTCAGGATTGGACACTGCGCTTTGCGATATGCTCGTAATACTCCATCAGCTTCCGCTCCGGGCCGGGGCCGTCTTTATCGATCAAAAACGCCTTTGCCAGGGCAGCGTAGAATTCCGGGCGGTTGAGGCCAAACTCTACGGCGACGGGGTAGTAGTCCGAGTACATCATGTTCATGGTCACGCCCCACGCCCAGCGCGGGACCACTGGTGCCTGAATGCCCATACTCTCGGCCACGGCCGTTGTCTGTTCCATCGTCCAGTGCGGGCCGGTCGTGCCGTCGGCGTTTTGCATGTTGGCTGCCCACTGCATCGCCGTTTCGCGATCAAATGTGGCCGCCTCCGGCTCGTCGTGGTCCTCGAGCTTATCCAGCCGGCACAGCAGATCTGTGACTGCTGCGGCCTGCTCGACCGTACGCATGGACACCGGGCACTCCGCGATCTCCCGCAGCGCGGCGTGGAGTTTGTCTTTATACTCCTGCATGATAGCACCTCATGCGAGCTTGAGCAGCCCCGTGCAAAGCTCGATCACGGAGCCTGCGGCCGTGCTGTCGGTCGTCGCCACGAGCGTGAATGTATGATTGACGCAGCAGCAGCAGCACCCGGACAGCTCCAGATCCGTCTCCGTGTGGATCTCCGCATTGCCGGATGCCGGAAGCGTGACGCGCTTGAGCGTGCAGGGCAGCGCGACGCCGTCCATGTACCACTGCAGGGTCAGGACGCCCGCTGCCGTCGCCGCGATGACCGCATCTGCGGCCAGATGATACAGGCCGATCTTGACCGTGTCGTAGCTCTGCGGCTCGACTTGGATGGACGAACCGGAATTGACGACCTTTGCCCCGGCCAGCGTCAGCACGTTTTCGCTGTCTGCCGCGAGCAGTTGGGGCGCGTTATTAAAATATCGGACGCAGGATTTTTGATACGCCCGATTTCCATTGCCGTTATTACAAGCCATTTTCATTACTCCTTCCGTTTGGGCTTATGTGAAGGGGCATTATGCCCCGGATAGCTATATCAGGATGGGTCCGCGTCAGCCGCCGCAGCCGCACGGATTGCAGGGCGGGTTCTGGTAGTACCTGCCCAGCTGGCCGAGGATGTACTGCGACTGCATATAGTCGTTGTTCGCGGCGCGGCTCTGTGCGAGTTCGTCGCGCAGGCGCTGGTTCTCCTGCTGCTGCAGGAGCGTTCTGGTCGCCTCGCCCTCGGCGTGGATGGCCGTCTTGATCTCGCACGCGTTGATGCTGGAGTTGTAGTTGACGCCGTCGATCGCGCGGAGAATGTCGCAGCAGCACTTCTGCTGCACAGAGATGCCGCTCTCCGTGACGGACTGCAAATCGCGCAGCTCGCCGAGGATGTTGTAGGCGTTGTCCTTGACGGCGCTTGTGACGTCGTACGCGCCCTGACGCGTTGCGGCCACGCCCTCGTTGTTCTGGCGCTCCAGAGCCGCAAAGTCCGTTGCACGCTGTACGTCGGCCTGCGTCGCAGGGGCACTCTCGCCGCTGCCGCCGAAGCCTCTGCCCGCGAAGAGCAGGAAGAACAGCGCGATCAGGATGACAATGCCCCATCCGCCGAAGCCATAATCCTTATCCATGGTTTTCCCTCCTTTCTGGGTGGAATGAAATTTGATAGGCGCTTTCGCGCGGTATCACTTGCCGATCTGGCCGACGAGCTCGCCGACCGTCTTGTTTTTGTTTGCCTCGAACCACGCCTCAAAGCCTGGCTGCGAGGCCAGGAAGCTAAGCACCATCTGCGGGCTCTGCCCCTGCAGCGTCGTCTTCGCTGTCTGCAGCAGACCGTTCAGCAGCTTGTTTCCCCCGCCGTTTCCGCCCATCAGGGCCATAATCGGATTTTGCATTGAGCTTTCCCTCCAGTTCTTCGATTTTCCCGGCCATGCTCTGCAGGCCGGCCGTGATCTGTTTCAGCTGCTCCTGCAGCTGGTTTGCCGCCTTTTCCTCTTCTGTCGGCTCCGGGAAGATCCGGAACCGCGCGATGGTCTTGGCCGCCATGCTGTCCGTGCGGATGTAGTACAGCAGGTTCTCGGTCTCGTGCAGCGCGAGCGCGTTGTCGTTCGGCTGCATCTGCAGGTTGTTGATGCTGGCCTCGCTGGCCACGGTCAGCACGCCGAGCTTCGGCGGCTGCGGCGGCAGCTGCGGGCCCTGCGGCCGCGGCATGGGCTGCAGCTGGATCTGCTGCGCGCCGTCCATCTCCCAGCGGCCCGTGTACGGGTTGTACGCCATGCGGTATCGCCCCTTTCTGCTACCATTCTAGCGTTTCCCCGTCCCCGCTGGGGGACATTTGTGTACCATTTGTGGGACATGCGGGCATAGAAAAAGCGCCATAAGCCGTTGCTCATGGCGCTTTCTCTTTGTCTGTTTTCCCTGCCAGACGGCGGGCGGTGTTGTAGATGTGCGGCAGGCGGCGGGAGATGGTTTTGCGGTCGATGCCGATTTCACCGGCCGCGTCCAGCTGCGGGAGCCTGCGCACGATATAAAGATTCACGATCTGCTGATCGATCTCATCCAATAAGCCCTCGTCAGCGACGCGCTCCCAGTCGCTGCGCGTGAGGTGTTCCAGCTCCTTCGGCAGAGCCAGCCGCGCAGTTATTTGCTGCCACTCCCTTCGGCCCGCCGCCGGGCGGGGGCTTACTTTTCCTTGTGCGTCAGCACGGCGATATTGCCCTTGTTGCTGACTTCGAGATCCAGCGCAGCGGCCAGATCGCGCACTTTGACGTAGTTCGTGCCGTCTTTCAGGATGCGTTCAACGGCGACTTCTTTACCGTCCACGATGATCTTGCTCTTTTCGACCACTTCTTTTTCCCCCTCTCCGTTCTTTCCATCTTCGAGTGCCATGACCGTATGGCCCTCGCTTACCAGTACGTCGCCGCGCAGGAGATTGGCGTCCGTCGTCAGGTACTTGCTGCCGGTCAGCAGATCAAAGTCTCCCGTTGCGGGCCAATCGTGCAGCATGCAGTATGTCGTGCAGCTGTTGCCCTGCCGGCGGTAGAGCGCTTCGACCGACGCGCAGCCTGCAGCCACGGCGCAGAGCGTCATGAGGCCGGAGCAGTCCGTCTCCACGGGCTTTGTGATCTTGCTCACGTCCCACTGGACGGCTCTGGCGGCCTCATACGCCGTGTTCCGGTCGCTCATGTCGTAACCGATATTCCGGTTTTTAATGGCCGCCTCGCACGTCTGCGCGGCCCGCTCGGCCTTTTTGCGGCTCTTGTAGCGCAGGACGCCGAGCCAGCGGCCATTGTACCAGTTGGAGATATTCAGCTCCCGGCCGGTCTGGTTCCCTGGCTGCTGGTTGCGGCCGCCCGTCTCGCCGAGACTGGCCTGTCCAATTTTGATACTCATACCCGCTCACTCCCGTACAGCTCGTGGTGCAGCTGCAGCACGGCGGCCTCGATCAGCTTGTCGATCGTTTCCACATCAAATTGGATGCCCTTCTCGGCGAGGAAGTTCACGACATACGCCTTTTTCGCCGCGCCGTCCGTCGCGGTGTACAGCTGCTCCGCCGCCTTTACGCCGATCTCAACGTAAGTGCGGAGCGTTTGCAGCTTATCCGCGTCGATCTTCGTCTTGATCCACGGGATCAGAAATGCCGAGACGAGCGCGCTGATGAGCGCGATCACTGCCGAGATGATTTGCGTGTAGTCCATATGTATGCTCCTTTCAATCTTTCAGCACGATCTCCGCGATGCGTGCTGCCGCTTCCGGGCCGTATTTCTCGGCCCATTTATCCATGTACTTCTGCGCGTACTTCGCGCGGTTCTCGTTTTTTGCCTTCCAGAGATAAAACCCGCTGGAAGCTGTTGTTTCAGCCAGCACCGCAAGCGTGATCTCCGTCAGGTCTGTGCCTGCCGCGCAGGCGATGATGAGCGCGAGGCTGACGAGCGCGCTGCAGATCAGCCACTTCTTGCTAAACTCCATTGTGCTCACACTGCTTCTCGAGCTGGTGCAAAAACTTTTTTACGTCGCCGTTTCCGCCCAGCTTGACGTATTTCTGCCCGGCGATCAGACGCTCGGCCATTGGCATTTCTTCCGACATGATGGTCAGACGGAGAATTGCGAGATACTGCTCGTCCTGATGCTCCTGCATTTTCCCGAGCTTTTTGTTGATCTCTGTAAGACGCTCCTCCTGCGTTGTGGCCTTGCCGCGCTTTTTTTGTATCGCGCTGACGACGGCGTTGACGACCGCCGTCAGCGCGGACGAGCCGAGCACGGCGCAGACGAGCGTAACGATGATGGTCTTGGTGTCCATGGTGTTCTCCCTTCCGCGCTATCAGATCGGCACGAAGGCCGCGTCTGTCCACTTTGCCGTCGCGCCTGCCTCGCCCATCCAGACCTTGATCTCGCCGTTGTTGGTGTAATAAGCATTCTGGATCAGCGACATGCCGGCCTTCCACACGATGGGATTTTCCGCCGTGCCGAACTTCACAGCCTGCTCGATGTACACCTGCCGGACGAGGATCTTGTTGACGTAGATGTTCCGCCAGTCGTAGCCCAGCTTGTCCGACTGCGTCACGTCCTCCGTGATGCCGCCTGCGGCCTGCACGAGCTTGCCGTCCGTAATTGCTTTCTTTACCTGTGCCAGTTTAGCCTCTGTCATATGCCGCCTCCAGTTCCGCCAGCAGATCGCTGGCCGTTTTTTTGCCCATCTTCGCCGTGATGGTGCCGTCGCGGTTGTCGGTGATGGGACCGGCGAGGGTGAAGTCCGCGTAGTCGTCCATGTAGCGGTCCTCGGCGGTCTCGGTCGTACTCTTGACGGTTCCGTCCTCGTTCATCTGGACGTTGCCCTCTGCGTCCAGCACAGGGACGGCCGTGGTGTAGCGGTGGATCATGCCCCAGACGGCGCCGTCGCAGAACAGCGCCAGCGGGTCTGCAACCGCGCTCTTGGCGATGGTGACGGCGCGGCTCTCGCGCCCGCCCCAGTCGGCGTCGCGCATGCGGCCGGCGGCCGGCCGCGTCTCGATCTCCTGCCCTCCAATGGTGATGTACCAGGTGTCCATAAGTTCCTCCTGTCTATTGCTGCACGGCATTGGCCTGCAGCCATGCTAATAGTGCTCCTGTTGGCATTTCAGCGAAAGTCACTGTCCGGAATGCCTCTTGCGTCCAGCTCCCGTTGAAATATGCGTACCAAATATCGCCTGGCCCGTAAGAGTAAACAATGTTTGGCCGAGAGCCTGCAGTGATCATGAAATAGTCAAATTTTTTCCCGTTTGATGTAAAATCAATGGCTTGCTCAAAAACCATTATTTTGGGGGACTCATTTATGATCCACGTCAGCCCGTCGCTGAACTTGACCTCATACGCCGTCCCATTCACCAGCGTTCGGCCCCCCGATTTGGTAACTTGTACCAGCAATCAGGTCGGTGCCGCCTTTGATGGCGTAGGATGTGCCGTCTTTCAAAATGTGGTGTGTGCCCATGTGGGTCCTCCTTTATGCTGCCTGGCTGTAGGTGCCGTCGGGGTTTTGGATCACGGGGAAGGTCGAGGGGCTGGTGAAGGCGGGGCGGACGCCGTAACTGTCGTTGCAAAGCATATGAGTCGAATAGCCGCTAGGCATTATAACGTACACGTCTTTCTGTGTCCAGTTGGCCGGTGTACGCGTCCACTGTACAACACTATTTCCGCCGTAGTAAGCAGTGGAAAGTAGTTTTCTCACAGCACTGTCCAGTGGTTCTCCGTCAGTATCAGCATAATTGCTGTAGCCAAACTCTGCTGTCGACAGCAGGAACACTGCACGGGTCGTGACTGCTTTCTTGTTGCTTCCGTCATAGTAGTAGATTTTTGTCGTGCCGGCCGCAGACTGGACGTCCAATGTCAGCAGCTTGATCCAGGTTCCGTTGAGCCATGTGTCTATCGAGCTCCCGGCGAAAATCTTGCTACTGCTGTCAAAAATACGCTTGTCATAGCAATCCTTCCTCACCAGAAGTGTCCGCCCTGCGCCGTTCAGTCCGCTTTCGTAGTCGTGCTTGCAGACGTAGAACGGCACGGGGCTGCCGTATTCGTTCAGGTACAGGATCGCGCCGGGGGTGATGGTGCTCAGGGGAATGCCCTTCGAAAACGGTACGGTGAACGCCGTGCCGCCGATGAGGGTCTTCCCGGCTTTGCAGTCGTAGCCTGTGCCGCCGATCAGCTCCCGGCCGCCCGTCACGGAATAGGCCGTGCCGGAGATCAATGTCTTGTGCGCCATGGGGCCTCCTCACTCATATTGCCAGTTGATGGCCATGTTCTCGGTCGGCGTGGTCTCCGCGGAGACCAGCGTCTGCTTGGTGATGTTGCCGGTCTTCATATAGTCCGTGCCCGCCACGGCCACCGCCCACGCCGTCGGCTTCCCGCTGGCGTCCACCGCCTTGACCTTGATCAGGTCCCCGACGGCCGCGCCGGAGGCGAGGATCACATCTTGCTTTCCGTTCCACGCGTCTTTGTTGCTGCGCACGTCGGCGATAGCCTCGTCGATCTGCGCGCCGGTAAACTGGCTGTTGTAAGCCATACGATCACTCCTTCATACACAGAAAATCCTCGCCGTCCGCGGTCTTCAGCGCCTGCGACTCTCCCAGCGGGATAAAGCCGTAGTTGTCGTTCCAGCTGCCGTCCGCGCCCTGCGCGAACAACGAAATGCGGTATTCCCCATCACCGGAAAGCAGAAAATCGTCGTAAACCTCAAAGGTGCGCTGCGTGCCCGCCGGGGTCTGGGAGAAGGACGCGATCAAAGCGCCCTTCCCGCGGCCCCAATCCTCGCCGGACTTCGTCGCGCGGCACTCGAAGGCCGTGTAGGCGATGTCCGACGAGAAGGAAACGGTGATCGAGTCGAACCCCGAGACCGCCGAGATCTTGTTGCCCGTGATGGAGAATGTCAGCTGCGGCGCGGCCATCAGGCGGCACTCCAGGTCCCGGCGGCGTTCTTGACGAAGACCTTGACGATCTTCGTGCCGTCGCCGGAAGACGCTGCCTCGAGGTCCGCGCCCTTGACAGTGACGTTGATGGCGGTGTTCTTCTTGTAGCCTCCCTCCGTGCCGCTGACGTTGGTGGAGCCGCCCGTCGTCGGGATCTGGGTGCCCGCCGTGTGCAGGCTGCTCGTCGCCGGGACGACGCGAATGGTGTATTCCTCAAAGTCCACGTCGCAGACGAAGGAGAACGCCGCTGCATCGTAGCCCGTGACCTTCGAGATCCTGCTCTTGTCGGGGCCGGTGATGGTCACGGCAGGAATCGACGTGTTGAGCGTGATCGTGTCGCTGACTGCGGCCGTTTCGTTGCCGACGTCGTCGCGCATCTTGACATAGATCGTCTTGAGTCCGTCTCCGTCGGGCAGCGTGATGGATTTTGTCTTGGCGAATGTCTCCCACGACGCTTCCGCCTCGGTCTCCGCCGTCTTCGTGCCCCAGATCTTCATCTGGTATCCCGTCGTTGTCTCGTCGGAGACAGAGATCTTCGCCGTGACGGTCGCGCTGGTCGCGTACTGTGCACCGTCGTTCAGGATCAGCGATAGGCCGGCAGGTGCCAGCGTATCAAGTGTCAGATTGAAAAAACTTGCCATCTGGATTTATCCCCTTTCTTCGCTTGTGAGTTCAATGTACAAAAATCCGCCCGGTCTTTCGTAGATAGTTTTCGTGCCCAGGTGGGCGGATTTGATGCCCATGGAGCCGATGAACAGCTCCAGAATGCGTTTGAGTCCAACTGCCAGCATGTTATCCCTCCAACAGATACAGTGTCCGCGCGTCCTTTTTGTCCAGCGCGTCATATTCGGATTTTGTCATCACGAGGATCGCGTCGATCTGTGCCGACTGGATGCCTCCGCCGCCAGATCCGCCGCCGGAGCTGCGGGCCTCGTTGATGGCGGCAACGAGGTTGCCCTTGTTGTAGGTCTGGAGGTCGTCCAGATCGCCGATCTGCTTTTGCAGCTGCGCCCAGACGGGCAGGGACGGGTCGGCGGTCTCGTCGCCGGATGGGTCCGCGCCGGGCTGGACTTTGCCGAGGCTCACCCAGACGGTCGGCAGGACGACGCCGCTTTCGTCCGCGCCATAGACGCCCACGCGGGCGTGGCGGCCCGGGACGGCGAGAACTTCGTGCGGGACGGGAACGGTATCCCCGTCCCAGTTCGCCGCCAGAACGTCGACGGTGGTCTTGCCGTTCGAGAAGACGGCGGTCTTCGTCAGCCCGTCCCACTCGGGCGAGAAGACGAACTCAACGGTCACGGCCTTGGCCATGCCCGCCGTCAAAAGCTCCGGCGGCGACGCCAGATGCGCGCACGCGCGGGAGCAGTGGATGGTGATCATGCGTTATCAGCTCCTTCGAAGGTCACGAACGGTTCAAGGCACTTGATATCCCCGGCGGAAAGCCGGATATCGAGGTCGAGCGGAAGCGTGATGTTCGGCAGCTCTGGGAGCGTGTCGGCGTCCAGCTCGTTCAGCTCCGCCTGCGGCCGCCCGCTCATGAGCTGGTTTCCGTAGAATTCGAGTGTTGGGTTGAGCCTGGTCGCCAGCATGGCGAGCTGATAGGCCTGCCGGAGCGGCAGGTCCTGTTCGATGAGCTTCTGCAGTGGCTTTGCCGCGAGCGCGATGTCGTATAATTTCATGATGCCCTCCTTAGTTGATGGCTGTGCCGTTGACGGTCAGCTTCCCTGATGAGTTGCACGCAAGGGTGCAGTAGCGGTATGAACTGTAATACAGCACGATTTCATCTCCCCTGACTGTCACGGGATAGCTCGATGTCCCTATCTCAAAGCCGTTCGAGGACGGCGTCAGGGTTTTTGTTTTCAGCTCCAGCGAATTGTATCCGCTCTTGAGTCCTGCGGCGGATACCGTGCCCCACTTCGCGGCGTAGGCCGTCGATCCGTTTTTCAGGAGCACCTGGCCGTCGGTGCCGCCGCTCGGAAGCTTGCCGTCGACGTCGCCCCACGTGCAAGCGTAGTCTGTCGCAGATGATTTTTTCAGCACCTGCCCTGCGCTGCCGCCCTTCGGCAGCGCACCGGTGAGTGTTCCCCATTTTACGCTGTAGTTTGTCGCGCCGTTTTTTAGCAGCACCTGACCGTCGGTGCCTCCGGATGGCAGGAGGCCGTCGATGCTGCCCCACGTGCAGGCGTAGTCGGCGGCGCTGGATTTTTTGAGCACCTGGCCCGTCGTTCCGCCGGACGGCAGAGCACCGTTGATGTCGCCCCATTCGACGGCGTAGTCGGCGTTTCCTGACTTTTTGAGGATCTGCCCGCTCGTTCCTCCGGTCGGCAGGAGGCCGGTGATGCTGCCCCATGTGAGCTCGTAGTCGTTGTCGGACGATTTTTTGAGCACCTGCCCGGCCGTACCGCCGGTTGGGATCTTCGCCGGCGCGTCCGCGCCGGGGTTGCCGATCGGGAACATGACGACCTTGCTGCCGGACAGTTCGAGGACGGCCACGCGCTGTCCGGCGGCGAAGTTGATGCCGGTGTTGCACTTGAAGCGCTTCTCGGTCGGCTCCTCCGCGCCGTCAGGCGTGAGGGTCAGGCCGTCTTCCTCGACCGTCGCAATGACGGCCAGCTGGAATGGCTGCTGCTGTTCTTCGGTCTGCTGCTCTTCGGGTTCTTCGGTGTACAGGCTGTCGACGCCTTCCATTTACGCAATCACCGTCCTTTTTGCAGAGTGTGTCATGAGACTTCCGGCTGACAGCTGCATCTGCCAGCCGGTTTCGAGATAAATGCCGCCGATGTCGTCGTGCGTGAGCGCGAGGACGTCACCGATGCCGTGGCCGGGGTCATTGAGCGTGTAAAACGTGATGGCCCGGGCGGAAAGGAGCGACTCGTTGCGCATGCGGTCGGCGTAGGCCTGCAGCTCCTCCTGCGAGGCGATGTTGTCGACCTTGATGAGCGAGGCGATGCGCATGTTCCGCCGGAAGGTGGACTTGCGCGACTGCGGATTGTCGTTGACAGCCGTTGCGACCATGGGCTGCTCCAGATCCGGGTTGGAGCAGACGCAGATGAAGACGTTCGGCGCGTTGAAGATGTCTTCCTCATCTGAGAAGTTCGGCCCCGGATGCCGGTCCGGAAGAAAGAGGTCTGTCGTGCCGTAGGACCAGTCGATGTTCTGCGCGCTCGGCTCCTGATAGGGCTCGAGACGGGCGACGCCGGAGGCGTCGAACCAGAGGCTGTTGTAGTTGATCTCTGCCAGCAGGTCGTTGACGATGGTCAGGTAGCTCGTGCCGATATCCCAGTCCTCGCGGTCGGTCTGCAGCGTCGCGTCCGACGGCGTCGCAATGACGAGCGCGACGCCGCAGGCGGTGAGCAGCTTGCGGATCTCGGTGAGATAGGACGCACCGGCGGACAGGTGCAGGATGGTCTCGGTGCGGTTGCTGTAGACGCGCCAGCAGCGGTCGTAGGCCTCGACCTCGACGCGCTTCTGACCGGCCGCGCCCTTGATGCTCGGGGTCGCGGCCTGATAGATACCGAGGGGCGTCTCCTGCCCGTCGATGGTCATGACAGGCTGGAGCTCGTCGGAGAGGTAGTCGACCGCGTCGTTGACGAGGAAGGTGCCCTTGATGCTGGTGTGGATCGTCGCGTCGCGGCTGGCGATGATCTGCGGGGCGCTGCCGGTGTCCCATTGGAGGTGGGTGATTGGCGTGCCGTTTCTGAGTACGTCGACGCGGAAGCGGACGTCACGGGTCAAGGGTGATCGCCTCCTCCTGGTTTGTGTGCGAGATGGTGAAGGAATAGCGGCGCATGAACTCGTCGCAGTTGCTCTCGAGCGACGGGAGCGAGCCGATGACCATGTTGCCGTAGCGGTCTTTGAGGCAGACGAGGCGGCCGACAAGGGCCTCGAGCGCAAGGGCGGCGGCCCGCTGCGCGTGCGGCCAGGCGCAGGCGACGGACAGGGCGCGGTCGCGCTGCTCGCTGCGCTCCTCGACGGGGTAGGCAAGGCCCGCCAGATGGACGGTCGAGACACCGGCCGAGAAGCTGGTGCGGTTGGTGCGCAGCTGCGTTTCAGACAGGCGCATCTCGAGCCAGACGCCGGTCTCGAGGTCGCAGATCATGTTGGTCTCGGGCAGGATCTCGACGGTATCCGAATTGGACACGCCATAGTTGTCGCTGTCTGCATAACAGCCGCGGACGCGGTAGGTGACGCTGCCGATGCTGGTGTGGTCGATGTACTGCTTTTGGACGGTGCGGGCGATGGCCACGCCGCCCCGCTCGACGAGGTAAAAATCGTAGCTTCCGGCGGTCTGCCAGGTGAGCGCGGCCTCATGGCCGGCGGTGACGGTCAGGGTGATGGCCTCGCCCTCGGTGTGCGAGATGGGCAGAGCGGCCGCGGACCACTCGGACCACATGCCGTACTTGTTCTGCACGCGGACGCGGACGGTGTAGCTGCCGTCAGCGAGATAGACCGGCGAGCGCCATGCCTTTTCCGTGCCGTAGACCGTGCCGGAGGCATAGCCGCTCGAGAGCGTCAGCTGATAGGCCTCCTGCTCAGAGGTCTGCCAGGTGATGCGCGGGCGCGGGCCGGTGGACTGGATGACGATGGACGGGGCCGATGGGGCGTTGATGGCGATAAACTCGGCCTTTTCGCTCCACGCCGAGGCCGTGCCGTCGGTGTTGTAGGTGCGCACGCGCCAGTATTTTGTTCCGCTTGTGAATTTGTTCGCCGGAACGTCGTAATACTGGTTTTCTCCCGCGACGGTCGCAAGGGTGTTCCAGGTCGTGCCGTCGGCGGACCATTGCAGGTCGGCCTTGCTCTGCGGCGTTCCGGTGGAAATGATGTGCTGCCACGAAAAGCGGTTGACGATTGTCGCGTCGATGACGATGCCGGATGGGGAAACAGGCTTGGCCGTCGGGGTGACGTCCGTGGTCGTGATCTCCTGCCATGCGGACGTTGTTGTCGTGCCGCTGTTCGCCGTCACCTTTACGCGCCACTCGATCGTCCCGGACGGGAATGTATTTGCAGGGACTGTGCAGGCGGTCGTCGCGCCGGAGACGCTGATCGTCTTTGAGGTGCTCGCATTTTTTACGCGCCACTCGAAAACTGCGGAGGTTTGTTTCACCTCTGCGAAGCAGACCTGTGTGAGGTCTGTGTCATCCTCGGCGTCCCATGTAAATGTGTTTTTTTGCGCTCGATTTACGAATGCCCCTGCCGATGGCGATAAATTGTCTGCTTTTATGCCGACATTATCATTCGAGTATTCACACGTCAGGAATGGCTTGCGTGTTGACTTTTCTCCGTAAAAAATAGCTTCGCTTGTTCCTGATACAGCGCCACGAAACGCAACGACAAACCCGTTTTTTATCCCTTTTTTTACTTCTTCCTTCTTGCTCCTGTATTGTGCCAGATCAAAAACCGCGTTCAGCTGCACAATTTCGTTTAACGCAGTCCACTCTCCATCTGCATGCTCTGAAATCCCAGTATATGTTTGGCTGATTTCTGGTCGCGTTGCATACGTTATCACGCTCGTATCAAATTGGCTTTCCAACGCATTGACATACGTCCAGATTTGCTTGTACCCATTTCCGCTATCTTCTGTCGGCTGTGCGTAAAACGAAAGCGTTACTTTGCTTACCCGCTTAAACTTGTACGCATCTCCCGGCACAGGGAATTTGATATATATGTTATCCCCTTGTTTGACGTTTCCTGCTTCCCCCGTAAACGGGTCCGCAAACAACTTGTACTGTGTAAGATTTGAGTAGTTTGTGTTCGGGTGGTTCTTTGCGACTGCTGTCGAGCCACTCGCTTGCACTGTAAAGGTTGGCATTTACTTCGCCCCCATTCTGGTTGTGATGCGTGCGTTTTTGGCGATGCGGAGGATGGTGTCGAGGTCGTCGACGTGGTCGACGTAGACGGTGGTGTTGTAGGTATCGCCGGAGGTGTAGCGGGTCTCGCTGGCGGTCTGGATGCGTGAGCCGGAGGGGAGATATATCCGCTCAAGGCCGTTCTCGTTCACCCGCGTCCAGCCGCCCGCCCAGTTGTCCGTGCCGGCGGCGTTGCCGCGCAGCTTTTTGAGATATTCCTGCACCCACAAATCCTGCGACTTTCCGAGGATGGAGCTGTCTCCCGCTCGCACGAGCGCTTCATACTGCGCGTTGGCGTAGGCCTCCATATTGCCGTAGGCTTTTCCGGTGTCGGTGTCGAAGTAGCTGCCGTAGCCGTTTGCGGCGGTCGCGCGGTTTGTATCCTGCTGCATCCACTTGGTATTGAGCTTCTGTACGTTCGACATCTGGCCCTTTCCGTAATTCAGGCCGAGCGCCGTTCCGACCTTGTTAAAATCGAGCGACAGCAGGCCTGATACAAAGTCCCCTGCGTCCGCGATGGCTGCCATAAGCTCTGCAAGTGGCCGCAGCGCTCTTGTCAGCGCCGGGACCTTATCATTGGACAGGGTATCCATCGGGTTGATGATCTCGCCCGCCGTCTCGAGTAGCATGCCGAAGGAGTCGACCAGCCCTGATTGCTGCAGCACATCGCCGATATACTTGATTCCGCTGGTGACGTCGCCGTAGAATTCTTCCAAATATGGCGCGAACTCTGCGGCCAGCTGATTCTTGACGCCCTCCTGCGTATTTTGCAGGCGAGAATAGGCGTCGTCGACGCCCTGCAGGGATTTGAGCGCGTCGTTGTCAAGGACATAGCCCATATCATGCGCTTCCTGCGCGTAAGCCCGCATTTTCTCGCCGCCGAGGTCGATGAGCGGATTGAGCTCCTGCGCGGACTCAGACATGAGGTCCATGGCCAGCGCGTCCCGCTCGGTCTGGTTTTTGATCTCACCGAGCGCGTCGATGGTGTCGTAAAAGACGTCCTGCGCGCTGCGGAGGCTGCCGTCGGCGTTGGTGATCTCTACACCCAGACGCTGGTACGCATCATAGGCGTCGCCGGTGCCCGCTGCGGCCTCCTGCA